ATACTAGATTTAATTGATAATCTAGACGGGGCGAATAATGAAATAACGAGTGACTGTGGGTGCAGTTCAGATTGTGATTGCCCTGATTGCCAAAACAACTTATCTAATAGTCCTGATCCTGTGGTTACGTCAGTAGATTATCTTATTAAAGATATAGCAGGCGGCGTTAACGGACCCAAACATCCGGCTGATCTAAAAACAGCGACCTTTCCATTATATCCTGGACTGCAGTTTAAGGAGTAATAATGACTACCATAAACATTACAGTTCAAAGTTTATTGAATGCGGCACAATTTGACCCATATACTGTAGATGATACAGATACAGTTGGTGATTTAAAAAATACAATTGAATCATCAACTAGTTGTAATGTTAGTTGGTTTAGTCTAGTTTTTAATAATGAAGAACTAAACACAGCAAACACATTAGCAAGTTATAATATAGTAGAAGATTCAGAACTAAGGACAGCAAATAAAATAGCCAGGCTTACAACATTAGAAGATAGACAGGTTGCTAAACTTGATCTGTCAGAATTAGAAAGATTAGAATTAGGTAATAGTAGACCTTATTATGATATTTCAGAATTGCCGACATACTACAGTGGCAATGTAGTTGTTGACAATCCTAATCCAGGGGGTCTTATAGAAGGCCGTCCTTGGGTAGATACTCCACCAGGACCATAAAGGATTACAAATGGCAGGCGAAAATACAGGTCAACTATACACTCCCGAGCACCATAGTGGAAGATTAGATCAACGACTAAATTCAACAAATTACATACATCCTCAAGAAACTAATCTACTCAACTTGCATAAAGCAATGGAGTATGATCTTGCAGGTAAACCTACGATTCGTGTTGTTTCTAAACTAGCAGGCCCGGAAGTTGCAGGGCAAGTAAGTTCGTTTGGTGAACCACTAGCTATATCGCCTACTGCTGTTATTCAGTTAGATGCTATCTACGGAACTACTACAGACGTTATACAACTTTACACCAATGGGACAGGATCGTCAGCTGGATCAAACGCACAGATATTTCGTGTTCAATCTGGAACTACACAAGGAGGCTATGGTCTACTGCGCTCTAGGAGGTTTATCCGTTACCGTCCGGGGCAGGGTGTGCTTACAAGATTTACTGCAGCCTTTACTACTGGTGTAGCAGGCAGTTTGCAATTTGTTGGATTAGCCAATCAAGAGAATCGTGTGGCATTTGGTTTTGACGGCACACGATTTGGAGTATGTCGTAGTACAGGTGGCAAGGCTACAATCTACCTAATGACTATGACTGTGGCACCAAATGCCACACAGACTGCTACTATTACATTAAATGGTGTTGCCTACACTGTTACACTAGCGAACACTAGTGCTGAGGTTGCTATTCAAACTATATCTAATCGTGTGGGCGGATATGGTGGTTGGTTGTTCCAACAAACAGACGGTGCCATGTTATGGTTAGCACCCACATTAGGTCCGATGAATGGCACATTTAGTTTTACCAGTACAGGCAATGCCACCGCTACATTTGAAGTTAAACAAGCTGGTGTGGCACAAACTGATTATTGGACCTATCAAGAAGATTGGAATGTGGATCGTTTAGATGGCACAGGTGATATTCGTAATCCAAGCGCCATGGATCTTGATCATACTAAATTAAATGTTTATCAAATAGGAATGCGATGGTTAGGAGTAGGAGCCATTAGCTACGCTATTGAGGATCAATTGTCAGGAATATTAATTTACGTACATAGAGAACATTATACCAATCAACACGTTGTACCTCACATAGACAATCCTAGCTTTAAGATAACCTATGCCGCAGTCAACACTACTAACACTTCAAACCTTACAGTGATTGGTGCTAGTATGTACGGTGCCATAGAGGGAACCATATTCTTAAATGAATTGACTAGAAGCAAGCATACTAGTAAAACTACTTTAGCTAAAGACCTTGTACACCATGTTTTGACTATAAAAAACTCTGTAATTACCAATGGACTAGCAGGAGCCAACAACGGTAACTATGTAATCAATGCCAAAGAGGCTATAGTTAAACAGTTAAGTTTGTCCGTACAGGGAACCGATCCAGTAAATGTGTATCTATTTTTTGACCCTACTAGTTTATCAGTACCACAACTATACAACAACATCAACTATTGTAACGAGGTTTTCAGCATAGTGACTGGCACATTTAATCTTACTATAGACACTGCTATATGGTCTGGTATCGTAGGCATTAACGGTACATTCAATATTGACCTCAGCGCCTATCGTATTACTATACCACCAGGCAGTCAACTCAGTGTTGCAGTACAAAGTACTAACGGTATAAGCCGCACAGACTGTTCTTTAACGTGGAGTGAAGATTGAAATACTTTGTAAAAATGTAATTTAATATTTTATAAATAATTTCATGAGTTTGTCAACACTAATTAAAACCCCTTATGCAAAAACAGTTTTTGCAAATGATCAGCAACTAGAAGATTTTATAAAATGCAGTGACCCTGCAACTGGTTATCTGTATTTTATGGATAACTTCTTTTACATCCAGCATCCAACACGTGGTAGTATGCTTTATCATCCATGGGACTATCAGAAAAGATTAATTGAAACGTATCACAAGTATCGCTTCAGTATTAGTCTTATGCCACGACAAACGGGTAAATCTACTAGTGCTGCTGGTTATCTATTATGGTATGCTATGTTTGTTCCTGACAGCACTATATTAGTCGCTGCACACAAATACACTGGTGCTCAAGAAATTATGCAGCGTATACGATATGCATATGAAAACTGCCCTCTACATATCAAAGCAGGGGTTGTGACTTACAACAAAGGTTCACTTGACTTTGACAATGGAAGTCGTATAGTAAGTGCCACAACTACTGAAAATACAGGTCGTGGTCTTTCTATCTCATTATTGTATCTTGACGAATTTGCATTCGTTAGACCTACTATTGCACAAGAGTTTTGGACATCCATTACTCCTACATTGTCAACTGGTGGTAAAGCAATTATTACAAGTACCCCAAATAGTGACGAAGACCAATTTGCATTAATTTGGAAACAAGCAAACAAAACAGAAGATGAATTTGGAAATCAAACTGATGTTGGTGTTAATGGTTTCCGTGCGTATCGTGCATTTTGGAGAGAACATCCTGAACGTGATGATACATGGGCTGAACAAATGCGGGCGCAACTTGGTACTGATCGTTTCCGTCGTGAAATGGATTGTGAATTTATTATTGCAGATGAAACATTGATAAGTCCAAGTGCATTATTTGAGTTAGAAGGCGTTGATCCCATTTATAAACAAGGTCAAATACGTTGGTATAAAAAACCAACACCAGGTAACATTTACGTATTAGCACTTGATCCTAGTTTAGGTACAGGAAGTGACCCTGCAGCAATACAAATATTTGAAGCAAATACAACTACGCAAGTAGGTGAATGGAAACATAACCAAACTGTGATCCCAGAACAAATAAGATTACTTAAACAAATTACAGATTATATTGTTGATATTACCAAAGAACCAAATAACATATATTACAGTATTGAAAACAATAGTATAGGAGAAGCTGCACTTATTTCCCTACAAGAATACGGTGAACATAACATATCAGGTACCTTTCTTACAGAAACCGGAGTCAAAAAACGTAAGGGATATAATACTACACAAAAGTCTAAATTAGCTGCCTGTGCTAAATTTAAGCATTTAGTTGAATCTAAAAGAATGAAAATACATAGCAAGTCGTTAGTCAGTGAAATGAAAAATTTCATAGCTAGTGCAGGCTCCTACAAAGCTAAATCAGGCGAAACCGACGATTTAGTAATGGCTACACTACTTGTTACTAGAATGCTTCAGGACTTAGGTAATTACGTAAGTGAGTTAGAATCACAGATACGTGACTATGATGAATTCCTGCCCCCGTTGCCCTTCTACGCAGTACTGGGCTGATAAATACATATTATTATGAGATTACCAACATGCCCATAAATGACGAATCATTACAAGACCAACTTTACAACTTCCTAAAAACCCAAGGGTTTAGACCTGTTAGATTGAATTCTGCAGGGAAACCCGTTCCTGTCAGTTCAATGGCCGACGTTTTTAAATTTAGTTTTAAAATGGATGACGTGGATTACGGTCAGGTATATGCTGCTGTAGTTGAAAAAAATGTAGTAGTTTGGGTCGGTGATGATGTTTTACGTAGCCCTAATCATAGTGAAAACGAAGATGGCATGTCATTTAATCAGGTGTCAAGATATATTAAGAATTGGGCACATGATCATCAGTTAGGTTATGAACGTGATGATATTGAAAATTTAGAGGATGAAATGGCTAGGCGTGAAGATAGTAAAAATATAAACGAAGGATATCATCCTGTAGGTAGAAGAATTAGTTTAAACGACAGCGTTCCTAATGTTAAGATTAAGATCCAACATAGCAAGAATATGGAAGAAGGAATGCAGCGTTTCAGAAACGTTGAAAAAATTTACTTAGAAAATGTAGACGGGGAAAGATTTTTACTTAACACTAAAAAGCCAGGTATCGCTAGAATTTATGCAAGACATGTTGCAGAAGGTGGCAAAGTAAATGACGAACGTTGGAATCATATTCATAGTTTAGTTGAAGAATATACTAACATGGCAGGTTTTGTACGTGCTACACGTAACGGTCAATTTAATGAAAGCACACAAGTTTTAGTTAATGAGGGTGTTGAACACTATTTCAAATTACGTGAATCATTACAAAAGTTAGCAGGTAAACGTGGTTACAATACATACTTTGAAAATTGGACACCTACACTCAATGAAGATATGGGAATAGGTCAACCTGATTTAGCTGAAATGTTTATGAGTTCAAGCATTGACCCTCGCATAGAAAGAGCGATGCCTGTTTTAGTTCGCATTCATAAAGTAGTTGCTAAAATTGATGAAGCTGATGAGTTAGAAGAATGGACTAATAACGTTATCAACGAAAAATTAAAACCAAAAACTGATTTACAAATAAAAGATTTAGCAGCACAGTTTGCAGAAGAAATACCAGTTGGTGATGATGCATTAAATGTTAAAAATGTTTTATCAAAATATAATCTAGAAAATGAAGATTTGTTTGGTGAATTAGATGAGTTGGCATCAACTGATGTAGACGCAGACGCACGTGACGTAATATTAAGTTGGTGTCAACGTAATGACGACCACAGTTTTCATGAGTTAGCAAATGAAATAAAAATGGTTATGAAGGGTGATGTAGAAATTCCTTCTCCTGCAGCAACAGTTCCACCAGCACAGCCTGCTCCGGAACCCGCACCTGCAGCAGAGATGCCACCTCAACAGCCAATGCCTCCTATGATGGAAGGTGATAAAGAAGCATCTGAAGAATTAATAAGTAAAATGGTTGAACTTGCAATAGAAGGGTATCGTGATCCAGAAATTGCAGAGGCACTCAATATGGATTTAGAAGATGTACAAAATATGTTAGATGCGTATTTGGAAGAAATAGAAGCAGGCACAGACCAAAACGTTGATGAATCATTAAACAAACAACAAAATAAAGCCAAACAACTTGGTCCTACTAAAAAGGCAAAAAGCATAAGCCCAGTGCTAGGTAAAGAACCAAAACAACATCCATTTAAAGGCTACGCAGTTGGGTTTGAAAGTGTTGACCCAATGATTGCTAGAATGAAAAAACTTTCCGGTTTAACTAAAGAATAATTTTATTTTCCCTAAATAGGGATAAATACTCTTGTTAACTTGATTATATTAATGTATAATCATGTTATCAGTCACTCATAGGGAGTGGCGAATACTCAACAAAGACCAACTTAAGGCAAAGGAAATATTATGGCAAGTTTAGCAGAAATCCGCGCACGTATTGCTGCGCAAGAAAACAAATCAACAACTGGTTCAACACAACAATCAGATAACGCAATCTACCCACACTGGAACATGGACGAAGGCACTAATGCTGTTATTCGTTTTCTACCAGACGGTAATTCAAGTAACACATTCTTTTGGGTAGAGCGTCAAATCATCAAACTACCATTCAATGGTATCAAAGGTGATGGAGCAGTAAAACAAATTCAAGTACAAGTTCCATGCGTAGAAATGTATGGTGACAATTGTCCTATTCTAGCAGAAGTTCGTCCTTGGTATAAAGATGAATCTCTAAAAGAAATGGCAAACAAGTATTGGAAGAAACGTAGTTATCTGTTTCAAGGTTTTGTTCGCCAGAACCCACTAGGTGACGATAAGACTCCTGCGAATCCGATTCGTAGATTTATTATCAGTCCACAAATCTTTACTATCATCAAATCTAGTTTGATGGATCCTGAAATGGAAGAAATGCCAACTGACTTTGTTCGTGGTCTTGACTTCCGTGTCACTAAAACTAGCAAAGGTGGTTACGCAGACTATAGCACTAGCACATGGAGTCGTAAAGAATCTGCACTCACTGAGGCAGAACAAGAAGCCATTGCAGCACATGGTCTATACAATTTGGCTGACTTCTTACCTAAGAAGCCAGGTGAAGCAGAACTACGCATAATCAAAGAAATGTTTGAAGCAAGCGTAGATGGTCGCCCATATGACGCAGAGCGTTGGGGTGCATACTATCGTCCTTATGGTCTTGAAGTACCGGCAGGTGCAAAGGTGGAAGAACAGGTAACAGCAGTTCAAGCTACTGCTGCCACAACCGCACCCGTAGCTGAATCAGCACCTTGGGATGATGAACCAGAAACAGCCTCACAGCCTGTCAAAGTTCCAACAACACCAACAAGCGATAAAGCACAGGACATTCTAGCAATGATCCGTGCAAGGCAAAGTAAAGCTGCCTAATAAAGGGTATTGGAAGGGAACACAACCGTTCCCTTCCGAAGGAGAACAATTATGACACTACCTGACGAAAGATACCTAGCCATAAAGCAAGGAAAAAAGTTGCTGGAAGAATTATGTGATCCAGGCAAAACACCAAGAGTTCCTAGCATTGTTAGAGATCGGGCAAGAGCAGCACTAAGACATTTCCCAAATGATTGGGATATTGATAATATGGCTGAACGGTGCCCTGAAATCATTGACAAGAAAACGAATGGCGTGTATCGTATTACAAAACAATAGGAATTAATTATGTCTAGGATTAAATGCATTGAAAGAGAAGTTGCCAAAGCAAACGGAATGCAAACCTACACTACTAACAAACCATGCAAAAGAGGACATATAGCAGAAAGATTTGTTTCAACTTATACATGTGTAGAATGTTCCAGAATGGAACTTTATCAATCCGAAAGAGATAGATATCGTTCATCTGAAAATACCTTGAGTTATCAATTAAGGCAAAGAAAAAATTCAGCACGGAAAAAAGGTATCCCTTTTAATATAACATTAGAACAAATTGAACAGCCTGAATATTGTCCTGTACTAGGTATTAAACTTAATTATGCATGGGGAGGCAAAGATGGTCATTTACGTGACCCTGCTAAGGCAACTCTTGATAAGTTAATACCCGAATTGGGTTATGTACCTGAGAATGTTTTTGTAATCTCATGGAGAGCAAACAAACTTAAATCGGATATGACAATTCAAGAATTAGAAAAACTTTTAAATTATATGAAAGAGAGAATATTGAATGGTTAAACCGTTTGATGTGAGTAAATTTAGGCGAGAAATAACTAAGTCCATTGATGGGCTTAGTATAGGTTTTAATGATCCTACCGACTGGATCAGTACAGGAAATTATGCACTCAATTATCTTATTAGCGGTGATTTTAGCAAAGGCGTGCCTCTTGGCAAAGTCACTGTATTTGCTGGCGAATCTGGTTCCGGTAAGAGTTACATCTGCTCTGGGAACTTGGTACGCCATGCTCAGCAACAAGGTATCTTTGTGGTACTTATTGATTCAGAAAACGCTTTGGACGAAGATTGGCTCAAAGCGTTAGGAGTTGACACTAGTGAAGAAAAGTTACTGAAACTTAACATGGCTATGATTGATGACGTAGCCAAAACTGTCAGTAAATTTGTTGCTGACTATAAAACATTGTCACCTGAAGATAGACCAAAAGTATTGTTCATCATAGACAGTTTGGGAATGTTGTTGACACCAACTGATGTTAATCAGTTTGATGCAGGTGATATGAAGGGTGACATGGGTCGTAAACCCAAAGCACTTACCGCACTTGTTCGTAACTGTGTAAACATGTTCGGTGCATTGAACATTGGTATGGTTGCAACTAATCACACCTATGCATCACAAGATATGTTTGATCCTGATGATAAAATTTCAGGTGGTCAAGGCTTTGTGTATGCATCAAGTATTGTTGTTGCAATGAAGAAGTTGAAACTCAAAGAAGATGAAGATGGTAATAAGGTTACAGAAGTAAATGGTATTCGTGCTGCATGTAAGATTATGAAAACACGTTATGCAAAGCCATTTGAATCACTGCAAATTAAAATTCCATATTCAACAGGTATGAATCCATATAGTGGATTGCTTGACTTGTTTGAGAAACATGGCATGCTTACTAAAGAAGGTAATCGTCTTGCATATACAACCAATGACGGAGAAGTTTTGAAGATGTTCCGTAAAGGTTGGGAAAGCAATGAAGATGGATGCTTAGATAAGGTAATGGCCGAGTTTAGTAAAAATCAAACAAATAAGCTAAGTAATGTTGCTGATGTTGAAGAGGAGGCAGCATGACAAATTTAGATACTATTGCAGAAGTTTGGGAAGCATTGCGTATGCATATCGACCTAAATGAAAGAAAAGAAGCAGCAGAAACACTAGTAAATTATTTGATGGAAAATAATTATGAGGCTAGTGAAATAAAAGAGGAATTCAGAGGCGATAAAGATATTGCCAAAGCATTACTCTTTCTTGATGATCGTAGTCTGCAGGATGAAGAAGAGGACGACTATGATGATGACTATGACGATTACGAACGTTATTAATTAGGACCATTATGACTTGGTACACCAAAGTTTCAACTGATTTATCTGTAATTCCAGATTTCATATCATACTATGATAATGAATTACTTCAGGCTAAAAATGATGTAAAGATATACGGAAATCTTGAAAAAAATATTTCAGCATTACCCGGTATCACTGAGCATAGATTTAACCAGCTTCAAGAAATTGAGGCTGTGTTAAATTATCTTAACATCAGATTGCGCAAGATTCGCCGAACTCATTTTCAAAAATATCTTGAGGCGTATAATAGAGTCTTAACTAGCCGTGATGCTGAAAAGTATGTAGACGGTGAAGAAGAAGTTATTGATTTTGAAACTATAATCAACGAAGTAGCATTGCTACGTAATCGTTGGTTGGGTGTACTTAAAGGTCTTGATGCCAAACAATGGCAGATGGGACACATTGTTAGGCTTAGAACTGCTGGAATGGAAGATGTAACATTATGAGTTATCAACATCAAGGTGCAGGATTGTTACAAGTTACTAGTAATAAAGTTTACAACATAGCCACAATTGATGATATTTTTAACGAAATAGAAAGAGATGAAGATCAAATGCGAAAAGATCCTGTTGACAGCCTAGCCATAAGTTGTGCTAATTACAGATCAAAAGAGTTTCGTACTAAAGATGCCGTCGTTCAGGTAGATTACGATACGGCTAAAGAAATTCGTGATTACTATAGTAAAAAATTAATGGTGCGTTCATTAAAAGGAAAACCATTAAGCAAATTTAGACAAGACCTTTCAGACTATATCAGTAAAGGTTACACAAACGAATACCCAGAAAAATATATGGGTATGATTTATAAACTACCTGAATTTTATTATTACGATTTAGAAATTGACAAGTTACGTATTGAATCATCAAATGAAAAAATAGATACAAGCGTAGGTGTTAAAAGATTAAATTTTTTGACTAAATTGTATAGGAGTGCAAAGTCCACAGGCTCTTATGTATTTTGGTTTAATGATGAAAACAAAAATTTATATAGTATTCAGATTCTTAAAGAAAATGACCTATTAGAGTTGTTCCAGTCTATTTGTGAGTTTGGGACTGTAACACTCAGCGGCAAGTTTCTAAGTCTTACAAAAGACGATTTAAATTATTGCAAAATTTGCAACCCTAGGTTGCTATTTTTGAAACATTGACAATAAATCCGTACGGGTATACAATAGCTTTATTAAGTGATTGATTAGGAGCTATATGAATACCCCAAACACAAAAACAGCAAGAAAACTTATCAAAATTGCACTAGATGTCAATAATGCAAGATATTTAGGTTGCTGGACTGACAAGACTTCTAAATTTGACAAGAACCGTAGAAGTGTTTCATTTATGATAAGTGACTTAAAAGCTGATGCAATTTTAGCAACACTTAAAAAAATCTATGAAGATTTAGGTTACGATAGCCCTGTCAAATTGACAACAAGTGAAACAAATTTATATCATCGTTCAGGTGGAAATACTTACATTAGAGCAATTGCAACACTTGACAATAAATTAGGTTACATGTATAATGTCACATAACTTGATAATTAGGAGCTAATAAATGAGTACGATTCTTGTCAAATTCGGTGAATATCGCAACAAGCCCGTAGTCAATCAAGAATTCACACTTGTGAAAGATTTTCAGACAGGTAAAAAAGGTAACTATATTACTGTAAAAAATGACGGTCAGTTTGACATTGCAATTGATGTTGTCAAAGTGAAAGTTGATTCTATTAACGATATTGTATTTGTAGACGGAGAACCTAAAGTGAGCGAAAACGCAATTGCTTTTAAAGCAAAAGAAACTAAAGTAGTAGAGACTGATGAAGAAGCAATGGATCGCATTGCTACCCGTTTTGCAGTTCTTGATGAAATGACTAAGGCAGCAATCAATAGCGATATTCGGGCTATGATTGTGTCAGGTCCTCCAGGTGTAGGTAAATCATTCGGTGTTGAAACTCAATTAGAAAAAGCTAGCATGTTTGACAAGCTTGCAGGCAAGCGTGTTCGTTTTGAGATTGTTAAAGGTGCAATGACTGCACTGGGTTTGTATGCACAATTGTACAAATATTCTGACAAAAAAAATGTACTGGTGTTTGATGATTGTGATTCTGTATTTCAAGATGACCTGTCACTAAACATTCTTAAGGCAGCACTAGATTCAGGTAAGCGTAGACGCATTTGCTGGAACAGTGATAGTTCTATGCTGCGCCGTGAGGGTATCCCTGATCAGTTTAACTTTGAGGGTTCTGCTATCTTCATCACAAACTTGAAGTTTGAGAATGTGAAGTCTAAGAAACTGCAAGATCACCTTGAGGCATTGCAGAGTCGTTGTCACTTTTTGGACTTGACGATTGATACGGAGCGTGACAAGATGTTGCGTATCAAACAAGTACATCGTGATAGCGATGGTGGTCTGTTCAAAGACTACAATTTTGAAGAAGGTCAAGCAGAAGAAATTTTTGCTTTCATGCAAGATAACAAAACTAAGTTGCATGAATTGAGTTTGCGTATGTGTTTGAAGATTGCTGATCTGGTTAAGATTAGCCCCAACTGGAAAAATCTTGCAAGCACTACTTGTATGAAGCGTGGTTAATTTTCTCAACTAGGCAATGGGAGCTTCGGCTCCCATTCGCCATTTGCATTGCAATATTTTTTTATTGTAGTATAATTAACGTATGAATAGATTACTGAATGCCGAAGAAGTTTTGGACTTGATGTTGAATCATGTCAGCTTGTCACGATATGACCAAAAGTTCTTTTACAATCTACAAGTAGCTAACGTATTATCTAGAAAGCCTATCACAAGTAACCAAGTGGCATTGTTTAAGAAAGTTGTCAAGAAGTATAAGACACAATTGGGTAAACACCAATTTGATTCTGAACAATTATCTGAATTGCCTTGGACACTCACCGTAATACAGAGTAGCCCAGAATATACACAAGCACAATTCAGTATTGAAAATGGGGAATTAATTTTAAAATGTCCCTATAAAGCATCATTCGTGCAAGAGTTCAGAGATCATTCCATAATGACTTGGAATAGAGAAAAAAGATTTTATAATACTGAGTTTGGTTTGTATAAACTAAAATTGGCAATAGGATGTGTAATGAAACATTATGATACTGTAATGTTTTGTGATACAATAAGAAATATTATTGATGAAATTAGCATACATGATGAGAACAGTTGCTGGGATCCAACACTAGTAAGATGTAATGATAGATTGTATATTTTTAATTTAAATGAACCACTTGCAAGAGTAATCAAAGATATTGAATTAAATACTGACCTAAGCACAATATCATTACTTGTATCATATGGAATTAAGATTAGCGAACATGTAATTAACAAATTAAAAAATGAATACACATTAGATGAAATAAAATTTGCTATCCATAGAAATGTAATTCATGAACTTGCTGATGTTGAAGGACTAGCTGTTAAACTTAGGAAAATAAAATGTGATTATGTAATTTATGCGGCAGTATTACACAGTTCACTGGATGCACTAAATTATGATCAACAATTAAAAAAACATTTAAATTTTCCTATCGACAAAGTTAATAATCGTAATACAGATAAATTTGTAGAACCTAATAAGTACAACATGCCGGTAATGATACGATCAAGTTCATCTTATAGTGCCTTTATGTCAGGTACCTTTTACGCATCAAAGGTGATAACCTTAGTAAATTCAAGCCCAATAGAGTTAAAATGAAATCATGTAAAATAATTATAAAAGACGAAGTAAATTGCAAGATAGAAGGGCTTGAGTTAGGAGAGCGCAAGTCGCTGATGAAAATGTTTGAGTACGAGGTACCAGGAGCTAGGTACCTTCCTGCTGTTAAACTTGGTAGATGGAACGGTAAAGTAAGCTACTTCAGTTTGGGCGGTAGTACTTTTATTAATCTACTTGATAAGATTATACCTTATGTTGATGGGGCAGGATACGAAATTGAACTAAACGATTTGCGTGAAGTTAACCATTCGTTTGATTTTTCTCAAGTGTCCGAGGATACGTTTTCTCATAAGGTTTGGCCAAAAGGTCATACTATGGCAGGTCAACCTATTCTATTACGTGACTATCAAATAGAAATCGTCAATAACTTTTTATCTAATCCACAATGTATGCAAGAAGTTGCTACGGGAGCAGGTAAAACAATTATGACTGCTGCACTCAGTCACACTATAGAAAACTATGGAAGAAGCATAGTTATTGTACCGAACAAAAGTCTAGTAGTACAGACTGAAGCAGATTATATTAACTTAGGTCTTGATGTAGGAGTTTATTTTGGTGATAGAAAAGAGTTAGGCCATACACATACAATTTGTACTTGGCAAAGTTTAAATTACTTAGTAAAAAACAAAGATGATATAGATAACGCAGAAAAACTTCAAACCTTTATGGAAGATTTAATCTGTATTATCATTGATGAGGTGCATCAAGCAAAAGCAGATGTACTCAAAACTATGTTGACAGGATTATTTGCTAATGTACCAATCAGATGGGGTCTTACAGGAACAATACCAAAAGAACAGTTTGCAAGTCAATCATTGTTTGTAAGCATAGGCCCAGTAATCAACAAACTTGCAGCCAGTGAATTACAGGATAGAGGTGTACTTGCGAACTGTCACGTTAACATTGTGCAGTTACAAGACCATGTAGAATTCACAAACTATCAAAGTGAACTAAAGCATTTACTTGAGGATAAAACTAGATTAGATACAATCGCACAGTTAATACTCAATGTAAAAGAAACAGGAAACACACTTGTGTTAGTAGACAGAGTTAATGCAGGTAAAGAACTAATAGATAGATTACCTGATGCAGTATTTGTAAGCGGAGAAACAAAACTTACAGAACGAAAAGAAGAATATGATGAGTTTGCTACTAGTGACGATAAAGTAGCTGTTGCAACTTATGGTGTTGCTGCTGTGGGCATCAACATCCCTAGAATCTTTAACCTAGTTTTGGTAGAGCCTGGTAAAAGTTTTGTTAGAGTCATCCAAAGTATCGGGCGAGGTATTAGAAAAGCAGAGGACAAAGATTTTGTACAAATTTGGGATATAACAAGTTCGTGCAAATTCAGTAAACGACATTTAACCAAACGTAAAGAATTTTATCGTGAGGCTAACTATCCATTTAGTATTGAAAAATTACAGTATAAATGATACAATGACAACATGAAAATATTAACCTTAGACAACACAGTATATAACTTAGAAACATTACCAGAAGAAATTGATGATTTGAGATTTGCTATTTTGGATAATAGTAATCCTGCAAATGTAGACTATCACTATATACCATTAATATTCTTAGAAAGCTTCAACAGTCCTGCATTGGTATTGCGTATTGACGATAAAATTATTAAGATGCCAGTTGAATGGCAAATACTTATTGGTGAACCCGAGTTGGGAGATTTAGAAACATTACCATTGACAAGTATCAATGATCGTGGATTTAAAGCATTTGAATTCAATCCATTGACTAGTTTTAAACCTACATTCTGTGATATAGAAGTAATGGATATATACCATGACGTAGTTTGGTATGCTCCTAGATTAAAGAATGGTCAATTTCTATGTGTGCCAATAGAAGATACTGAGAAGCCTAGATGCGTTTACTTTGTTAAAGAGGTTAGTAGGAACTGCGAGATTGTTGATTATAAACAGGCATTTTAATGAGTAAGCAAAAGTTAACAGCCGAAGAAAAATTTACAAATATAGACTTCCCATTGTTTGATGCACTAGCAGCATTAGACAAAAAAGACTATGGATTCTTTGATCGGTTAACGACAGAACAGCAAAAAGGATTCAGTCCATTCATGTTGCTACATTGGCTTAGTACAGTGTCAGGTGTATCGGATCTACAGCGTTACTACTTACAAAATACAGACTATACTGCAAATAAAAATATGTTTCATGAAAACATAACTAAACACAATAAATTACAATGGTTAATGTTGTGTGCTGTCAGTCCTGGTATGGGGAAACAATTTCACAAATGGATCCCTCATATCAAAAGAAATTATACATTGCTTTTAGAGGAAGCTAAAGCAAAAGAAATACAAGATTACTTTGCTAAAGTCTATCCAAACACTCAAAAAGAAGTGCTGTCAGAAATCAGTGAAGAATTTACTAGGATTCAAAAAAGAAAATATAAACTGGCACAACTTTTCCCTAATCTGAAAGTTTCAGATATAGAGATATTGAATGAAGTTGTTACAGATGAACAAATAAGTGAATATGAAAAAGACTGCGGAAATTGAATTTGGATGTGAGTTTTGCAAACGTACCTTCATTAGAGAAAGTACAATGCTTAAACACATTTGCGAATACAAACATCGTTGGGTAGAACGTGACCGTAGAGGTAATCAAATAGGTTTTCAAAGCTTTGTCCAGTTCTACAAAAAACACAGCGCGGCTAAGAAAGATAAAACATACGAAGAATTTATTAAATCTTCTTACTATACTGCTTTTATAAAATTTGGAAACTATTGTTTGGAAATTAATGCACTTAATGTGCCTAGACTAGTTGACTACTATTTAAAAAATAATATTAAAATTGATAGTTGGACAAGTGATAAACACTATACCGAGTATTTGATTGATTACTTAAAAACAGAAAATCCCTTAGATGCAGTTCAGCGTAGTGTAGAGAGTTGTTTGGATTTAGCACAAGAAGAAAATCTACAACCAAATCATTACTTGCGTTATGGAAATAGAAATAAGATATGTAGAATTATCACAAACGGAAAAATAAGTCCATGGGTATTGTATCATAGTGAAGGTGGCAAAAAGTTTTTAGATGAATTACCAGAAGATTTAATCAAAATGATTTATGACTATATAAATCCAGTACAATGGGCTATTAAATTTTCAAAATTAGAAAAGGATGTACAAGAGGTTGGATCCTTGTTACAAGAGTTAAAATGGTAAGAGAAATTGTATTACAGTACAAACAACCCTCTGAGATTATTGCGATAGTCAAGGAGATGCGTGAGGCTGGAATGATCCAACATAAAGATTTTGATTTTCAATACAATCAAGCAAAGTATCAAGATTGGAGCGGAGATTTTGTTGCACCTGAACACACAGTGTTTATCTTTTATCAAGAAGCACATGCTACTTGGTTTGCATTAAAATGGACATGAAGCAAGAAGATATTAACCGTTTGACTGAGAGAGTTACAGAAATGATGCGCACGAAGCGTTTATTTTGGTATGAAGATCCTATGAAGCCACTTATATTACGTGCCAACATAGTATATGATCATGGTGCAATTACTCCAACTGGATTACGGGAAGAAGATTTAGATCCGGTACAAGAGTGGTGTCAAAAATCCAAATGCGGTGTTAGAATATCATTTGATATGTTTAGATTTAAAGATAGAAAAGAGATAACTGCTTTTCTACTAGCATGGGGATAATATGTACGTATACGTTCTAACAGTACTTTTACTTTCTAGTGACCCGCCCAAGTTGTATGTTGAACAGACATATGATACAATGACTGAGTGTCATCGTTGGGCTGACTTTTATAGAGAATATCCTTTTTCCCCTAAATGTACTAAATTTAAGGTGATGAAATGAGTGAATTGATTACTGTTTGGGTCCTAAGCGTTCAACTTTGGACTGATCAACCAAATAAAATTAATTTTGTATATAATAAAGAATATCCAACTTATGAAGAATGCATATTAGCAAGAGAAGAATGGACAAAACAAAAAGACCATACAGTATTATGCCTATTAAAAACAACACCAATTAAAAATGAAATATCTAAGTGACATTCCAATCTTAAAGGATCATTATGGTCAAGAATTTACTTGGAATCAGCATCCAACTGACCCTATGATTTTCGTGATTTATCATTGGGGTAAACCAGTAATGAGTTTCTTCTTAGGAGAAGCGATAGAATCCGCAGGATATAAACATGTAATGCAACATATTGATGACTGTAATAGAACCCCTTGGTTACATCGTTGGCATAAAGAAAGAAAAGATTTTGAATACAAGGATGTTGTTGATATACTTACGAAAGACTATGAGTAATGGCTAACCATATTATGATTGATATTGAAAGCCTTGACACAAGTCCTTATTGTGTTATACTTACTATTGGTGCAGTAAGATTTGATCCACGGGGTGATGGTATTGTAGAAAAATTAGAATTACGACCAACTTTAGAAGATCAAACTGAAATATACAATCGTGTAATTAATGACGATACTATCAGGTGGTGGGGTACACAAAATCCTGCAGCATTAGAAGAAGCAATGGGTGATTATGGAAGAGAATCTCTTAAAGATTGTATGGAAAAACTGTACAAGTTTTGTTGGAATCGGCAAGCAGTTTGGAGTCATGGTGCTCCATTTGATGTTGTAGTAATGGAAACTGCTATGCGACAGACGTTAACAGATAGGCCCAATCCTATTCCATGGCCTTTTTACACAGTCAGAGATACTAGAACATTGTTTGAGGTAGCAGGTGTTAGTTTAAAAGATAAAAAGTATGCAACTAAAACTACACACAAGGCAGTAGAAGATGCTGAGCATCAGGCATTGGTTGTACAAGACGCATATAAAAAGTTAATGGGTAAGGGTTTTGCTTTAAAATGACATTTAAATCAGATATTGACATTGACTTTGGTAATCGTGAGTTGATATTAGAACACATCAAACATATTTCTGCAGCCATGCGCAATGTAACTCCCATGCGTAAACACAATACTGGTGTGTATGTGACAGAAGTGCCATATGATGCATTAAATGATATGGCAAACATAGATTATACTGAAGCAGAAGATCGTGGTTATGTAAAATTAGATTTTCTAAACGTACATGTATATCAGGATATTAAATCTGAACAAGAATTAATTGAATTGATGAAAGGGCCTAACTGGAATCTATTAAACGAAAAGGAGTTTGTTGAACAATTAGTTCATTTGGGTAATCACTTTAATAACTTACAGAGAATGCCAGAACCAGTTGACAGTATACCTAGACTTGCTATGTTCCTAGCCTGTATACGCCCTGCTAAAAAACATTTGATAGGTAAACTTTGGAACGAAGTTGCACAGACAGTATGGGATAAAACGGATGATGGATATAGTTTTAAGAAAAGTCACAGTGTCGCATATGCACATTTAGTAGTTGTGCATATGAACTATCTTGAAAAATTAGGGCATACGTTGAACTAACGTAATACTCCTGCGTTTAGTCTTTTTCTTATGTAGATCACTCATACTACATACAGGACCATGTATAATCTCTAAACTTTTATTATTAAAAGTCCTTAAATAAATTTTAAATGGAGTCCATTCTTCTCTTAGGAACATATTGATAGGGATAAGTCTGTTGCTTTCCCACCACCATATTTCCCCAAGTTCAAGAAATCGTTCTCTAAATTCATTTTGTACTATTGATCCATAATCATATATGGTAGTTACAATATCGTCACGATTTTGAATGATTCCTACATAGTCTTGGCCTGAATAGGAACAGACAGTAATGAATGGATGATTTTCAGATAATTTTTTAAAAAATTCGTTGTGCATTTTCTTCTAATTCTTGGAATATTTATCGGATATTTTATCCGAAATAATTATTAACCGCATAGCATATTTATATTGAATAAATAAACAAAAGGACTACAAAGTGTACTCAACAAGCGTTTATAATTATACACCAAAATATCAAGTTGTTCTATTTGACGGGGATTCACCTAGGAGATATCAGATCGTGTACGCAAAAAATTTGACCCTAAACAAAGGGGTAGACAATAGAATTCAATTTCAGTTTCTTAATCAGGAGCAAAAACCGATTGATTTAACGGGGAAAGATATAACTTTTCGTTTTATAAATTCAGATGGAACAGGGGTAGATATTCAAAAGACGGTTAATCCAACACTACCTTTAAAGGGTTTAGCTAATCTAACAATAACTCAAGCAGAATTAATGGAAATTGACGCACAGATCGGTAGTTTTAGCCTAGATATAGTTGAAGGTAATTTAGTATTACCTATATTCACTAATAGCGAAGCAGACGCTAGGGGAGTGTGTCAAGTAATGGATAGTATACTTCCCAAACATGTACCTAGTACACAAGTAACTATACCTTCTCATGGTAACGTATCCAATACAGGCAATACGTATTACAGTAGCGTATTGGGGTTAAGTGGGGCAAGTAAGTTAACGATACAAACGGCATTGAGTAACTATTCAGGTAACATTAACGTTCTTGGATCAACAGACGTAGATGCAAACTGGTACACTATTGAAACTTTGGGTACTTTCACAGAAGAATCCGCAACACTCGGTACTACCATAACTGGATTTCATCCTTATATACAATTGCAATTCACCTCAACAGGTGGAAATGTCTCAAATATTTTGGCTAGATAATATACCAATCTATTGTATTTTTGATACATAATGTACTATAATGATAGTATGTTTGATATCCTAACAATTCTTCCGAACAAAAAGAAATTAACCCAAAGTGGTTGGTACAGTTTCAATGCTATATGTTGCGATAAGCGAGGCCATAAACCAGATAAACGTCATCGAGGCGGAATAAAATTTGACGGGACAAACTGGACTTATAATTGTTTCAACTGTTCGTTTAGTTGTCACTATGAATTAGGTCGTAGCATATCAAAACGCACACGTGATTTGTTAAAATGGTGTGGAGTTGATGAAACACAAATTCAACGATGGAACATTGAAAGTCTACAAAACAAAGACCTACTAGACTTCACTAAGAAATTCAAAAAAGAAAAACCATTAGAGTTCAAGCCTAAAAAATTACCAGATTGTGAATTGCTTGATGAGTCTAATCCTTTACACAAAAAACATATTGATTATCTTATCAGTAGAAAAATAAATTACTATGAATATGAATTTTATGTGACTCCACATGACGAAGGTAGAAATTCTAACAGAGTAATTATTCCTTATTATTACAACGGGGAAATAGTAGGTCATACAAGCAGATTTTTAGATGACAGAATACCTAAATATATCAATGATCAACAACCAGGATATGTATTTGGATACGACTATCAGGGTAAAGATTGGCAAATTGCACTATTAATGGAAGGTATTTTTGATGCTCTTAGCATTGATGGATTAGCATTAACACATAATACCATTAATGACGATCAAGTTAAGTTAATTAAACAACTTAACAAAGAAATTATTTTCGTTCCAGATAGGGACAAGACTGGCTTAGATTCTTGTGAAAGAGCATTGGAAGTAGGGTTTAAAGTTAGCATTCCAAATTGGGACACAGGCATCAAAGATGTTAATGATGCAGTGATAAAATACGGAAAGCTACCTACATTATTAAGTATAATACAAAGTGCAACAACAAGTAAAATAAAAATAGAAATGATGAGGAAACGAATTGGTAACTGATTATAACATAGATGTGCAGAAACTTTTCTTGCGTATGATGATCACGAATGGTGAATTATACACTAGAGTTTCAAATATAATGAATGCTGAGAATTTTGATAAATCATTGAGACCAATTGCAAAATTTTTTCAACTACATTCAGAAAAGTATAACATACTGCCTGAACAGGATCAGGTATTAGCCACATGTGGAATAGAAATTGAACCGATACCAGAATTATCACAAGGTCACTTTGAATGGTTCTTAGACGAGTTTGAAAAATTCACACGCAGACAAGAACTAGAAAGAGCTATCCTAAAAGCAGCAGACTTATTAGAAAAAGGCAATTACGACCCAGTTGAAAAATTAGTCAAAGACGCAGTTCAAATCAGTATAACAAAGGATATGGGAACTGATTACTTTGCTGACCCACGTGCTAGATTGATGGCATTAAAAAGTAACAACGGACAAATAAGCACAGGTTGGCCTACAGTTGACAGTAAACTATATGGTGGCTTCAACAGAGGTGAACTACAAATTTTTGCAGGTGGCTCAGGATCAGGTAAGAGTTTGTTTATGCAGAATCTTGCAGTCAACTGGAGTCAAGCAGGATTAACTGGTATCTATGTATCGTTAGAACTTAG